GATGCAAAGATACATAGAAAATCAATAATACAAAGCTTTTGGGAAAGTTTTTTTCTCATGTGAACAAAATTTTTATTTGTCACTTTTGCGCCAAAGAGTTACTTTTGCGTGAAATTGTTTCAACATAGTTTCAACATACATACACGATTATGGCAACATTCAAATATGAAATATTTAAAGATAGGAAAAGAATAGATGGCACTTACAACGTTAAGATAAGAGTCACACACAATAGGAAGCTTAAAAGGATTCCCACTTCCATATATGTTACGAAAGAAGATATAACCAAGGGGTTTAAAATCAAAAATCAGTCCATCTTAGATGAATTAAATAACATCATATCCATATATCGGAGCAAGTGCAACCTGTTGTCATTGCTCATAAACGATATGGATATAACAGAACTTGTGGAGCATATAACCAAAACTGATGAATCATCTCTAAAAATAGACTTCATTTCCTACGCCCGCAAATGGATAGATGAGAACAGAGAGAAGCATGGAATCAATGTGTATTCCTGCATGGTAAACTCTTTAACAAAATTCCTGGGACGGGAGAAATTGGATTTTAAGGAGATAAATTACAAATTCTTGAAATCGTATGAAGAACATCTCGGTCAAAGACGTGCACTCTCTTTATATATGGGAGCAATCAGGCATTTGCATAACGAAGCTAAAAAAGAATATAATGATGAAGAAGCAGGGGACATAAAGATACCATGGTCTCCATTTACCAAGTATTCTATACCTAATATAATATGTACCCGCGAAAGAGCTTTGGACGCAGATACTATCAGAGCCATATACAACCTGCCATATATACTCACTAAAGATAAAAAGGAGAAGGATTGCAGATTTAATTTTGCAAAGGATATGTTTATATTATCCTTTTGCTTGATGGGTATGAACTCGGCAGATTTGTTTCTTTGTGACACTATAAGCGAAAGCAAGGGAACGCTTACAATCACATACAACAGGGCAAAAACTGCAACAAGAAGGACTGATAAAGCAAAAATAAGCGTTAACATTCATCCCTTCATATTGCCCATATACGAAAAGTATAAGGACGTATCCGAAGAAAGAGTTTTTAGGTTATATAAAAAGTATTCCACTTATGGCAGACTCAATGTTGCCATAAATGTAGGTTTGAAACAGATAGGGAAAGTTCTTGGCATTGAAGATTTGGAATTTTACGCAGCCCGGCATTCTTTCGCTTCCATCGCACGAAACGATTTAAAAGTGGACAAAGGTACAGTAGGAGAAGCACTAAATCATGTAGATAAAGAGAACAGAATGACAGATCTATACATAAAAAAAGATTTTTCCGTAATTAATGATGTTAACAGTAGGGTTATTGATTATGTTTTTAACCCCGATATGATGAAAGGGTAAATGTAAGGCAGCTTATTGGACCGCCTTTTCAAGGTTCTCTCTGATTTGTTGGAGCATTCGGAAAGCTCCGGCCATCTTATAGTTGCCCAGACATTGCTTAGCCTGCATGATACAACTTTCAACAGTAAGTTTCAAATCCGGGGTAAAAGCCGCTTTGTTAATCTGCATTTC